AAGACAGGAATGCCAGCGTCGATGGCCTCCATCACGTCTTCTGCGTCAGCGTTATCAACAAAGCGGACCTGTAGGCCCAGGCTGGTCAATGCCTCGACGTGAGCAAAAACAGAAGTGGTGTCGCCGTATCGCGCCCTAATCCGCTCGTACTCTTCCTGAGTCGCGACCTTTTTGTAAAAAGCGGCGACCATGGCCGCGGCCGACGTAAAGCATTTGCGTTCGCCGCCAGGCAGATCTAACTGTCGGAAATAGCGAGGCACATAAACCTCCTGGTCGATGCCACTGGCCTTCCACGCCTGAAACCATTCAGCGGATTCGGACAATAATTCTTCGGGCATGGCCTCCTCAAGCTGCTTGATGGCAGCCATGCGATGCGGCACGTCTGGCTTGTACCACTCAAAAAACGGCAGCAGGCTTAACACGCCAGTTACAGCTAGGGCTGGCCTGATATTGCTTGGTCGCAACTGGTCACGCCAGTGCTGTATCCGGCGATGAAAACCAGCATTGAGCTGCAAAGCAAAGCCGTGACCGCGCTGCCTGCAATAAACCAGCCAGTCGCGGAAAACGCGGATAGCTTCATTTCTCAATGCGCGGTCCCAAGAGGTTCTTGCCGACGTAATCGCAGATTTGATCGTCGATAGTGTTGTCGGTGGTCTTGGAGTAGGCGCGAAGAAGATCCATAACCAAACGCTTTACCGCGTCTGATTTCAAAAATGTCATCAGGATCGGCTTGACGATAAAGATCATTTGCCTGGCCTAGTTACCCTTAAAGCGTAGCTCTGTTCCCCAATGGCAGAAACACCAGACGATCATCACGAAAAGGAAGGCATCTCGATGGCAGATGTCGTCAAGGCTCTGGTGCTCGCGTGGAGTGCTGCGCTTTTGACCGCTTCTTATCTAGGGATCTTTCCTCAGATGAAAATGGACAACACGTTCGTGGCATCACTGTTGACTGGCGCGATGGCATCGTTTGGCATCGAGCGCAAGAGCAATGGAAATGGCAACAAGAAGGCCACTATCGTGGATAACAAAGATTCCAAAGTCGGCATCAAATGACCCGCGCACTTTTGGTATTGGGGATCACTTTGGCGGCTGCCTTGCCTGCTAGGGCGGACCTCACACATCGACTCAGTAGCAGTGTTCAGCTCGATGTAGGCGCTGCTTCAAGCCGTGCAATTCGCGTGGGCAATAGCTACAGCATCAGCGGGAGCGGAATCGACACCTCGGTCACCGCAGGCGGAACCACCACTAGCGATGCGATTGGCGGACTTGGCGCAGCAACCAACGGCGTTAATGCAATCACAATCCCAGACGCAACTCAGAAGACTGCTGGCAACTCCTTCAGTTTTGCCAACAGCTATACGCAAGGCGACACGGTGCCTACGTCAGCCCCGACAGTTGGCGAGGTGCCCGCTTTCGGCGATGTGACCAGCACGGCCGCTGGGACCAACACTGGCCTGAGCGGCAGCGTCACAACGGCGGGGACCATAACAATCAGCCCAGGGGGTGCCAACACCAGTGCCATCGGCCAGGTGATTAGTGAGCTGACTACCCGGTGAGATGGCTGATTTTTCTGCTGCTGTTGGCATCACCAGCGGCAGCGGTCCCGGTGGTTCCAAACTTCAGCCAGGGAGTAGTTTCGTCATCTACTCAGTCGAAATCTGTGATTCGCGAGAGCATTGTGTCTGAGTCATATCGGACCGGCTTCGAGTACACAGTGAGCGGCACTGGAGTAGAGCCAACGAACGGCGTTGTAAGTCCATCGCCAAGCACGAACAACCTCAACTTTTCAAGTCGGACAAGTTGGAAACAAACCAACCCAGGAGCGGCATTTCAGTTCGCGGAGACGTACCAAGGCCCTGGGCTGATCGAGAAAGTGATTATTGACAGAGAGACCATCATTGAAAGCGTGACCGACTCCACCAGCACATTCAGCCAATGAGAGCAACAGCGACTTCACTGCTGCTTGGCTTGATTTATTGCACGCCTGCCGCTGCACAGGTAAGCGCGACTGCATCTCCAGTGAGTAATTCTTCAGGTTCAGTTGTTAATCAAGCCGTGCAAATAACGCCTGGTCAATATCAAAAATTTAGCTTTGGTTCTGGGATTCAGTGCGACGGAGCTACGTTAAATGTCTCCCCATTTGTGTCTGGTGTTCACTCTTGGGGCAAGCCCAATAATGAATACTATGAAGAACCGGTTTACGATAACAGCGATAATTACGGCTTGATTGACCCAGAAACAGGCTTGGACGGGCCGGACGGAGTGCCCGACAACCCTGGGAAAGTCCTGTTCATGAAGCCAATGCGGACGGGCTATCGCAGCAATTACAGCAACAACTTTGGGATCACAGCGACAATATCTGTGCCGCTAGATCGTCGCGCTATAAATCTGTGTCTCAAAGCCGCAGAGAAACAAGTGGCACTCTACGAACAGAGCCTTGCCGATAAGCGGCTCAACTACGAGATGGGTCGTCTTAAGGCGTGCTCGCAGGCCCTGCGCGACGGTTATGGCTTCTCTGACAACAGTCCCTTCAAAGCAATCTGTGCTGATGTAGTTCTCAAGCCAATCCCTGTGGAAGGCCACACCCACGCCATCACTTACCCACAGCCCGACGTAAAGCCATTAGTGCGCGATTCCGATCTCTCTGCGCCAGGATCCGCTCCCGTAAAGATACCGGTTTTGCCTTTCTCAAAAGGAGCTTCTTCACAACCTTCTTCGTGATCGGCTTGGCGAGCTTCTGCAGCACTGATGCAATCGGCTTGCTCAAGATGGCTGCAGTCGTGGCAAATGCGGCGGTCATCGCGACTGATACGGTCGGACCGACATCAGGCACATAATTGTTGACGACCTGTGCGACAGGAACAGGATCCCAAACCGTCACGCATTTGCCATCTCGCAGCTCATAACCAGCAAGAACCTCTGTCCCTAATTTGTTAAACGATCCGATTTCTTTCGAGCCAAAAGGCGGGCAAGGCTTGCTCGGTGGCAAGCTTGAATTGTCGGGATCAGGACTCGGCACACCAAGAGAAGGGGCTGCAGCCGGGGTCTTTGGCTTCGGCTTTTTTATTTGAGCCTCTGGAGGCTGCACCCAAGTGAAGTCGCGGGGTCTGTAATCAGGCGCGTCATAAACAGGAACCGAGCCATCGCACAGCGTTACTGTGCCGCGTGGATCATCCTCAAAGGTCTCAACGCCACCGCCTTTACCTATGCGCGCACGCACGCATCCAGGCATTTCAATAATTGGGAACGCCGCTGACGTTACAGGCGGTGCTGCTGGTAAAACAGGGGGCGGGATTGGCTGGCCCACAGAGATGTCGGGCACGCCAATTCTTTGAACACCTATCTCACGAATTTGAGGCATGAAATCAGGCGATCGCTTCGTTGCGCGTCAGCTTTGGATTGAGAGAAACCGCAGAAGAGAGGGGCCGCCCATTGTTTACACCGTAATGGCTAAAAACAGCGCCAGGCCGTTTACAGATACAAAGCAGATCCTTCGCTGGGTTAAGTGGCCCAAGGGGACTCCCACCGGGGACGCTTTGCGTAAATGGCTAGCCTCGTTTGAGCAGAAACAAGAGGCACCCGCGCCAGAACTCGACATGGCGCAGCTGCAGCGTGAAGGCTTCGGGCCTGAAGCTCATGACCCAGAAGATCCCGTGGCCGGAACAAAGATGATTACTTGAAAGGGATAGCAGGCCCCGTTGCTTTGGGAAGCTCAGGAACTTCAAGGACGGGCACTTGCTTGAGGATTGATTCCGTCAGTTCTAGCTTCAGCTCGCTGGCGTAGTTTTTGACCATTGACGGCACGCGCGTGTAAGCCATCACGCCCATGACTGCCATCGTGCCAGACATGACAAAGCCGAGAACACCCAGCAAATTGTAAAAACGTTGCATAGCAAAAAGGCCCCAGTGAAGGGGCCAAGAAACGTGTGAGGTTCCGACTGAAAGTTAGCTCAGAAAGAGAACTTGGCGCCAGTTTTAAAACCGAGGCCAAGCTCATCACCTGTGCCAAACGAAACCTCGCCGTAGAGAGGACCGCCGCTGATACCAGCTTTGCCGGTGAACTCAACTTCCTTTTCGCCAGCGTCAGGGAAGACGACAGCAGGACCGGCCTGAACATAAGCGCCGTTGTCGAAGTCATAGCCAATATGGCCTTCAAGGATTCCAGAGCCAACGCCGGAATCAAGGCCAACACCGACGTTCAATTCAGGATTGACGTACCAATCGGCTTGTGCAGGAGATGCCAGCACAGCTGCCGCAGAAACGACGGCACCACTCACAAGAAGAGTTTTGAACATTGGAAAGGGGATTAACGTTTTCCTTGGCCACGATACTTCTTGCGGCCGTGTGACACTTTCGAGTGCTGTCCATCACCTTGACGCGTCTTTTTGGGGCGGCTAGGGACAAAATTTTGTCCGTTGAGTGACTTGGCCATCAGTAACCGTCAGTTGACTCCAGGTTTTGATACTTAGCAGCCAAACCCGTGAATAAGCCGTGCATTGGGTGTGAAACCATGTCCCGGCCATCCAAGAAAAACAATTCCTCGAGCCACATGGCCCGAGCCCTCATCGCAGGCAAGTCAGACGCCCCCGGTTTAGCGGCGATCATCGGGTCAGGGCGTTGCATTACGATCCAGCAGTGATTGCGTTGTTTAGAGGAGTCAGGTCCTCAGTCGTCCAAAAATCCTTAGCAACCATGATCTGCAAGTGGTCAACGTTCCGATCCACCGTGTCTTGCTCTTCTTCTGTGCGGCTGTCTTGAGCCATTAGGTCGTTGATCAGATTCACGCTGTCCATTGCAGCGGAATAGTGCTGTGCAATCTCCTCAGGTGTTGGCATCAGACAACAGTCCAGGTACACCCAGAGGTTACTGTAACTGTTACGCCTGAGTCGATTGTGATTGGTCCAGCACTCATGGCGTTCTTGCCTGACGTGATCGAGTAGTTGGCGCTAATGCTTTGACTGTTTTCGTAGATAGCTCCGCTTGCAACCGTCGCAGACACATCAGCAAGCTCTAAGTCGCCATCTGTTGAGTTGTAGGTAAGAACCTGACCGTTAGACGCACCAGATTGCAATCCAGGAATACGCAGGCTGGTGATACTCGCGTTGCCTAGCGTAATTTCATTAGAGACAGTTGCTGAGCTTGCAGCGGCTCGACCACCAATAATTATGTTATTACTGCCGGTCGTAAGATTGTTCGTTCCGGTGTGTGCCGCGTCCTCCCCTAAAATTACGTTGTCGCTGCCGGTAGTCATTGCATAACCAGCACTAGCGCCGATTACAACGTTCCTGTTGCGCAAGCCTGAAGTGTAAGCAGTGTTTGAGCCTATATATACATTTTCAGTGCCGGTGCTTCCTTTGCCTGCAGCGTGACCAACACTTGTGTTCTGGTGCTTTGTGGTTGCATCCGCGCCAGCGTATCTACCGATGGCAACGTTGTAGCCACCTGTAGTGTTTGAATCTAAAGCATTTTCGCCCAACGCAGTGTTGTAAATACCCGTAGTAGTAGCGTCCATAGCCGCATAACCACAAGCTGTATTTCCTGCGCCAGAAGTGTTTGATTGCAATGCATATCTGCCGAGGGCTGTGTTGTCATTTGAGGTGCCATCATCACTTTCAAGCGCATTAGCGCCAATGCCGATGGTTGATCCTGAGCTGTTAGTAACACAATCAGATAAATCATTGAGTTCAGACGCTCCATCAGCGCCAACTTCAACAACCGTTCCACCATCCGTTTTAGTGAACACACCACCATCAGTGGTGTTAATAGCAAGTTCGCCTACAACAAGATCTGAGGCACCAGGATCGGTGGTGCCCCGTTTTTGCTTGATGGTATTAGCCATTGATTAGACCTCAGAAGGTGCCGC